TCATGCTCTATTAAGTTTTACCGTGATTCTAATTCATGGCACGATTTTGGAAGCGGTGAGGGCGGAAGTGTTATTGACCTTTACATGGCTGCTTACAATGTTTCACTATCAGAAGCTATCAATAAACTATCAGAGGAAAACTGTATCGAAAATCTAAAACCTACAAAGATAAAAACCGCACCAATTCCACAACAAGATTATATGTCAAGTAGCACTATTCGTAAGATATTCGACCAACAAATAGATTTAGACTTCAAGGATAAGACACACAAAAAGCTATTAGACGAGTTCGCACCTAAACGAGTGTTTCAAAGTGGTAGTGATGAAGATATAGCATTTTTTGTAAGTAGTGTTAAGAAGTCTAAACACGAAGATACGACAATGATTCTATTAAGAGATGAACACGGTGTAGAGACTTGTTTGAAATATCGTTGGAAGATTGTAGGCGACAACCGTGTCAAGTGGTGTGGTCTTGATGGTGTTAAGTCTAACTTCTTATATACTAGACTAACAGAAAATCCTTTAACGATAGTCACAGAGGGTACTAGTGACTATTTAGTAGCGGTATTGATGGGATATAGTGTTATTAGTTTACCAAGTGCTTCATATAAAGGAACGATACCGTTCGAGCTTACAAAAGACCGTGAACTTATCTTTATTGGTGACGATGGTGAAGCTGGACAAAATGCAATTAATAGAATTATGCAAGAGACAGTATGCGATAAGAAAAAGTTTAATTATGAAGATTTTAGAGAAAAATATAATCTAACTGGAACAGATTTTAAAGATTTAGTAATTGAGTATAAAGATATTGAGAAGTTTAAAAGTGACTTGCTAGAATATGTCAGTAGCTTAGAAAATCAAAAAGAAAATGACTGGTTAAATGTACTAAGAAGTAAGAACAATTCAGTAACTAGACAGATAATTAAAGATACTGAAAACATGAATATGTTAATTGATGGGATGTTACCGCATAAACAAATTACTACTTTAGTTGGACAGCCAAATGTTGGTAAATCAGCTTTGACTTTTGCGATAATTAATCGCTTGTTTGAAAAAAAAGAGATAGAAAATGTTATCTACTTTGATGCAGATAATCCACTTGTATATACTAAAGACAGAATCTTAAAACTAATGGACATGAACGGAGACGATAAGATTGCATATTATACGGGTTCAACAGCAAGTAAAGAAGTCATGAAAGAGGATTTAGAGTTGCTTACAAACTTTAGAGATAGTGGGGAGAAGACACTTATAGTTATAGATAGTCTGAAAAACTTTATCACGGGTTCGATTAATGATGATAAATCTATTAATCCTATGTTCGACCTACTCCAGCAAGTTCGTGACATATTCGGTGCTACTATAATCACTTTACACCACACACGAAAGGGTAAGGATGAAGACGGTGAGTTAAACTATGTCGGTTCGCAAGTTATCGAAGCTTCAAGTGATAATCTTACTTATATTTCCAATGTCAATGGTGTGTTATTGCTTAAAAACTCCAAAGCACGTGCCTTAATAGATGAAAAAATAGCAGTCGATTTAGACTTCGATAACATGGTTTTTAAGGCGACTGATATTCCAGAGGATGAAGAATCGGACGATGTTGCGATGATAGTAGAGATTTTAGAAGCACAAGGGTTTATAGATAAAAAAGAGTTAAAGAATATGCTCAAAGGTAAAGTTAGTGCTGGTGATATTGAGAAATTAATAAAGGAGCATAAAAATACTATGTTTAAGTATAAAAAGGATGGAGATAATTGGTTAGTTGGTTTAGTTGCTACTTCGATGGAAGAACCGAAGTATAAGGCTGGTGTTGAGACTGTTTATGTTGAGGATGCTAAAGATGTGCTGGCTATGGAAGCTAGTAATTTGTTTTAACAAAAGGTTGGAAAATGATTAATAAGATTTTTAATGAAGATTGTTTAGAAACTATGTCGAGAATGGCTGACAATAGTGTGGATTTGATATTGACTGACCCGCCTTATGGGATTAATATAGCAAATATGAACATGGGGGTTGGAAAAGGAAATAAATGTTCAAAGGCTTATAATAGAAATTGGAATAAAAAAGATTGGGATAAGGATATACCATCTAGTGAAATATTTGATGAGATTTTTAGAGTTAGTAAGAATCAAATTATTTTTGGTGGTAATTATTTCTATCTACCTCCAAGTAGAGGATTTGTTATTTGGGATAAAGGTGATGGAATGAAAAATAGAAGTTTTTCAGAATGTGAAATGGCTTGGACTTCTTTTGACAGTGTTGCAAGAATATATAAACTTGACGCTACTACACCACAAGAAAGAAAGGTTCACCCAACACAAAAACCTTTAAAATTATTTGATTATTGTCTTAGATATGCGATTGAAAAAGACGATACTATCAAAACAGTCTATGACCCATTTGCTGGTAGTGGTACAACTTTAATAGTTGCTAAATCAATAGGCTTAGACTACATAGGCTCAGAACTCGACAAAGACTACTACGAGATTATCATTAAGAGATTATCTAAAGTGCAGGGGGCTTTGTTTTGAAACTCCGTTCCTATCAAACCCAAGCAATCCAAAAAACAAAACAATCTTTCATGCAAGGAAACAAAAAAATATGTTTGACTCTTTGTACTGGTGCAGGTAAATCAATCATAGCTAGAAAAATAGTAGAGGGTGCTTTAGCTAAAAACAAAAGTGTAATTTATCTTACATATCGTACCGTTTTAATCGACCAAATGAAGCATACTTTTAAGAGCTTAGATGTAGAGTATGGAACTTTGCAGAAATATGGTAAAACACAAACTAAAGAGTATGACCTTGTTATTATAGATGAGGTTCATTGGGCTATGGGAAGTAAGCTATATAACAATATTAATTGTAAGTATATGATAGGGTTGAGTGCGACTCCGATTACTCCTGATGGCTATCCTTTGGAGTTTGACGAGATAATAGACATAGTACAAATGAAAGACTTGATAGATTTAGGTTATGCGAGTCCAGTTAAAGTATTATCAACGGCAAAAGTTGACACCAAAAAGCTAAAAGGCGGTAAAGATTTTACTATGAAAGGTAGCTATGAATTAATGGCTAAAAGTGAAATACTAAAAGACATAGTGAAAGTTTATAATGACCATGCGAAAGGTTTAAAAACTATTATCTATGCGGTAAATATTGAACACTCAGAACAATTAAAAGAAGAGTTTTTAAATGCAGGGATTATATGCGACACGGTACATAGCAAAAAGAACACTATGCAGTTAATAGATGATTTTCGAGAGAATAGAATTAAGCTGTTAATAAATGTAGATATTTTAACAACGGGCTTAGATTTACCCGATATTTATTGTTTAATACTTGCTAGTCCTACGAAGTCGCTTATTAAGGCTACACAAATTTATGGGAGATGTACTAGATTAAATCCACTCGATACAAACAAAGAAGCTCTAATAATAGATTGTTGTGAGGTTATTAAAAATACACAGCACCCTTATCAGAGATTTGATTTTAATAAAATAAGGGATAAGAAAAAGTCTAAGAGTTGTGGTGTGTGCAAATCAGATATGATAATCATAGATAAACAAATGAGTAAAAATGATGAAGTGACTTACACTGTTAAAACTATCTACAGATGTACGGAGTGTAGCAACTTTGAAGAAGTGGAAGAGATGAAAGTGGTTAATTTACAGTTCTGCGAGAAATGCGGTGAGCAAATAGAGAGTAAAAATCTTGAATACAAACAGAGTGATAAATCAATCGAATTTACTTTTACTTGTAAATGCGGTTTTGTTAGTACGGAAAGGGAGATATTGCTTAGTGATGCAGAGTTGAAAATAATACATCATGAAGAGGTAATGAAAGCCCCAGCAACTTGGAAAAAGGTAGCGGAATTATTAAAAGAGGATTGCAAAAGAAATGGCTACAAATGGCAATACAGTAAGAGGTTAATAGATATTATGCAAAATCGCAATAAGACACCCGAACAAGTGGAAGATATGATAATGTCGATTAGAGAAAAAGGCGGGAAGATTTCCGCTATACAATTTATGGAGTAATAGAATGAAGAAAAATGCAATAGAACCATCACACTACACAGAGTTAAAGATAAGCCCTTTAGAGTACATCACAGCTAACGAGGGTGAGTTTAGTTGGTGTATCGCTAATGTGATTAAGTATGTTAGTAGATACAAGCGAAAGAATGGGTTGGAAGACTTGAAAAAAGCAGAGTGGTATTTGAGAGAGCAGATTCGACTTTTAGAGGAGAGTGCGAAATGATAGAGTTGCACAACGGAGACGCATTAGAGGTAATGGACAAACTAATAGAACAGGGCATAGTAGTAGATGCAATCATAACAGACCCACCATACGGAACAACAGCTTGTAAGTGGGACTCAGTAATAGACTTTGAGAAAATGTGGCATAGACTAAATAAATTGATTAAACCAAATGGGGCTATTGTTTTGTTCGGTAGTGAGCCTTTTAGTAGTGCTTTACGAATGAGTAATATTAGGAACTATAAGTATGAGTTGATTTGGAAAAAATCTAAGTGTGGAAGTCCATTTACTGCAAAGTATAAGCCTTTAACTAAACATGAAAATATATCAATTTTTGAAAGAAAAGGAAACAAGACTACTTATAATCCACAAATGCTAGAGGGGAAACCATACAAGAGGAAGTGGACACCAAACAAGACAAACAATATGAAATATGGGATAAAAGGAGTAGAAACAGACAATAAAGGAACAAGACACCCAGATTGTATTTTAGAATTTCCTCAAAAATGGAGAAGGCAAGACCAAGTACATCCAACACAAAAACCAGTAGAACTAATGGAGTATCTTATAAAATCATACACAAATGAAAACGACCTTGTTTTAGACTTTACAATGGGTTCTGGAACAATTATGGTGGCTTGTAAAAACCTAAACAGAAGAGGAATAGGAATAGAACTAGATGAAAACTACTTTCAGATAGCAAAAGATAGAATAAATCCAAAGGACTCACTATTTTAGAACTATCCGAAATAAAGCAAATCGAATTCACAATGCCAGAAAATATAATGACAGTACATCTACACAAAGAGCGAGTGATAGACGGAATCAATACGGACAAGATAAGAGTGAAGACAACCTTGAAAGTGTTTATGCAAAAGTTAGAGAAGTTGAATAAATACAAAGGCTTGATATAACTAAATTGTAGATAAATCATAGACATTAAATACAATTTAAGCTATATATAATAAAACATAGTGTACTATTTTCTTATCCAAACAAAAGGAGATAGACAATGAGCAAGATAAGTTTATTCGAACTAAGCACAGAGTTTCGTGCTTTACAAGATTTAATCACAAACGAAGAGTTCGACCAAGAAACTGGCGAACTTATTGACAACACTGATGCAGTCAATGCACTATTTGAAGAGGTACAAGGCACTTTAGGGCATAAACTGGATAATACAGCATTTGTTATAAAGAACATAGAGTATAACATTTCATCAACACAAGGAGAAATAGACTACTTAACAAAAGTTCTAAATGAAAAGAAGAATAAAGTTAAAGTTGCAGACAATAAAATCAAATTTTTAAAAGAATTGATGTCAATAGCATTAAATGCAAGTGGAGAAAAAAAGATAGATACTGGAAAGTTTACTTTTAACAGAATTGTAAAAAAAGGCATAAAAGTAATAATCGCAAACGAAGATGAACTCCCAA